TCAAGCTTTTGAAGTTCTGCCTCAAGTTGAATAGCCAGTTGAACTTCACGTGCGATCTCATCACCAAATCCTGCAGCAGCTTCCTTGGCATCGTTAAAGAAGCCTTTGAGGTCTCCCGATATCAATTTGATCACTGCACCGCCAAACTTGGAAAGGCGATCGATGATCACATCAAAGAACGCTCCCAGTCCTGCAAGCGCCTTGTTTACCAAATCAATTCCCGCCTGTGTCTTGCTAAACCACGCCACGAGTGAACCAATCAAAACGATGATAGCACCAATACCGGTACTGATCAATGCAATTTTGAAGAGTTTTAAAGCGGTGTTTAAAATCGTAGTACTTACTGCAGCTGCTTTTTGAGCACCGGAAAAAGTACGTGCTTCAGCAATACCAGTTTTATATGCAGATGACATTGCTGATATTTCAGAACGAATCACTTTGTAAAGCGGCATCGCCACACTGAGCACATCATTTACCAGCGATTGTGCACGGCCAAACAGTGTAGTTGATCCCAAAGCTTCTTTCATCCCTTCGGAATAGTTCCCGATATTGGTAGAAGTATCTCCAATACCTTTACGTAGTTCTCGAGTACGCTCTTTAAGTTCGGCGTGTTTCTTTGCAAGCTTTTCGGCTTGTTCTGAATTGGCACCGTATAGTTGTGCTTGCTTGCTCCATTCCTTGTTAATGATGGTTAGAGCAGCTTCACCTTGCTGCACGGTCTTGATCTCTTTACCCTGAAGGTTGAGCATTTTACCTAGCTGCGTTTGTGCTGCATTATATTCACGGCTCAAGCTTTTAACCTGCGCCTGCAATTCTACATATTGCTGTGAACTGGTGTCTCCTGACTTCTTGAGCGCGTCGAGTGAAGCTTTGGATTGATCAAGCATAGTCTTCAATTCAGACTGTGATTCAATAGCCGCATCCACATCGATATCGAGTTCAAATATTTTGATTTTTTCGTTTGCCATTAGATTGCTATGATTTCAATGGTTAAACTTTGTACTCCTCCTGATATCTCACGTAAGGCTAAATCAATAGTAGTGCTTCCGATTCTTCTAATTACAGGATAAGCTATATCGTTTTGCTGATTCCAATCTACACCGCTAGGATAGGTGAGTACAGGTATTAATCTTCGATTGGCAACAGATTCATTAAATTCAATTCTAATCAAATGATCAGATCCATTAGAAACTGTATTCGTTTTAGCTTCCTTAATTAGACCGTCAACGTTGTAATTTTGATTAGGATCGACCCCAACCTCTACTGGACCGAAAGTTCCGTATTTAGGTATTCGTCCTATTTTATCATTCAGATATTGTTGCAATGTCTTTTCTGAATTGAATTTCAAGTTGGCTAATTGATCATCTAAAAGATTGAAATGACTATCTCGGTAATCTTCTAATACCGATCGAATCATTGAAGCCAAGATCTCTTTATTGGCATTGTCATAGATATTGGTGCCTACTGCTTGTTCTAATCCGTTTCTTCCTTTTTTTGCCATCGTTTCTAGTTATTAAAATCATCGCTGAAGTCATCACTGAATTCTCCAAGCTTTTCGATTGTTCTTATTTGAATGAGTTCTACTTCGGTAAGGCCTTCTCCTGTGAAGTTGTTCACTTTGTTGAGATAAAATAGTCTGCCTAATTGCTCAACATATTTTAATTTGAAAAAGTCCAAGGTGTGAAAATCAAGTACATTGATGAACATAAGTACCTTATACTTCTTGCTGTAATTAAGTAGATTGGCAAAAGCTGTGTATCTATTGGCCACAACGTTATTGAAGTCAAGACCGCTGAATGAAACAACTGGAACCGATCCATTAAAGTTGCTTACCCCGGTGGCAGCTGCGACCTTGTAATTTATGGATTGCTCTATCTTTTTAATCCTAAAGAAATAGGAATCACCTTTTGTGGCTTTAACGCTTTTAAGGCTGCCATCATCCTGCGTTTCTTTTTCGTAGAAACGACAAAGTCTTAATTGTTGATTGTTTAGAGATACCGTTGATCGATCAGGGGCTCTGTATATTCTTTGCAGTACTGTTGTTTCCGGATCAAGCGTTTGATCATCAATTTTGATTAGTCCATCAGCATAGGTTTCACCTGATTTATCGTACCGATATAGGAATCGATTGATCTTAGCGTAGTCGCCAATTTTAGAATCATCGGAAACTACACTGTCAAACTTATCACTCCAATCTTCGTAGATATATTCTGAGGCTAAAGTACCACCAAGTAAGTCTCCAGTGCCAGCATAAACTGCCAAAGGATCAAGAAGCTCTTCATAGCTTATAAACTCGTAGTTGTTGCCTTTTCTTCTAAACATCAAGCCTAGAAAGTTGATGGTATCTTTGATGAAGTCCTTTTGCGAAATTTTTGAAAGATAGCTGCTGAAGTTAACAGCGGTCACTGAATTGTCAAGATCAATAGCAATATTAAAATCGTAAGAGTAGTTTGATCTCAAACCTTGATCAATAGGAACTGTAACTACCTTGACAAGCAATTCATCACCTGCACGCAAGTAAATCTTTTCACTGATACCAAAATCACTTTGTTCATCAGGAAGATCTTCGGCTATGGTGAACAGGTTAACCCCGTCTTTTTCTACATAAATGGATGCATTATCTGTTTGCAGATTGTAAAAGATTCCTGTTATATCAATTTTATAAAATCCGTTTTCTTGAATTCTGATTCTTGAGCGGTTGTATTGCGATGAGTTGCTAAACTGATGCATGCCGTCAACATCAAAATCACTTCTGAATCTTATATATTCTGTGATCTCTTCAGGAAGACGTTGCACAACTATTGAATTTCCAAACACATTAACGGTTCGTGCGGTGAAGTCGCTGGTATTGATTTTTGAAATCTCAAGTTTTCGCACAGGATCAACATCTTCTAAATCTGTGGGAAGACCTTCATCAATAGATATAGCAAGTTCTTTCCATTCATCCTTAAGGAATGGATTGTAATCTGTTTTATTGGCACGGCCAGCGTACGAATAAGTGAAGCCGTTTTCATTGAATATCTTATCCCACAGAAACTTGACGAATAAAGCCGGTAATTGGTAGTTGATCTCAATTGTACTGCTGTCCAGCTTACCGTAATCTGCTAAAGGATAGGTATAATCATTACGCCCAAATGATGCGATCCAGTTTGATATATTAAGATCGTGGTTTAAATACGCCAGATTAAGATCAGCTAGGGTTTTGCTGCCAATCTTATCAAATAGGTTGATATTTTCAGAATATACATAGAGATTGAACGTGTCGTCTGTAGGTTTGAAATATCCTATGCCGTCAGCAATAGTTTGAATACCATTTTTGAAAACCGAAATCTTATGCACACGATATGGTGCAATTGAAGTATTAGCAATGATGCCCATACCGCCTAAGATCATTTTATTCTTTTCCGTTTTTGGAAGCTTGAACGTATTGGTATAAGAAGATTGACGGCTACTAATCTCAAAGAAGTCGTTCACCTGCTTAGTCTCAGCTATGCTGGTATCAATATCAGTATCAAGTTGCTGATCATTTATGTAGATTTCAACCTGCATATTTTTGGGTGTATTGATTGGGTAGTTCTATAGTGAACGCATAGCGCTGTATCGCATTCTTGGTGTTGTTTAACTGAATGGTTCCATCCTTGACAGTCACTTCTTTAAAATCAACAGCTTTGAAAGGTTGTAGTTCAGGAATAGCGTAGAAATACACTTTAGGCGATTCAGGCAGGTCACCTAAGATCAAGCGTTCTTGATGATTGATCAGATAGGTTTCAACATCAAAAGCTTTTTGAGATTCCTTAGCGGTTATTATTTGGCGGCTTGATGTGTTTTCAAGATTTCTAAAATCATTATTGATTAACTGTGTTGCTTTGAATGTTAGCTTTTCTTGATATAGTGCTTCAAATAACCAATAGGACCATCCACCTGATTGATTGAACCATTTAACATATACGCCACAGGCTACAGGCTTCTTATCTACGAATAACGTGTAGGATTCTGAACCAAATGAAAATACCAGTTCATTAACGCCTAGGTTAAGAGGCAGGCTGCCTTCAAATCCAAGATTGTCATTTTCACCGTTTGATAAGAATAGTCGATTCACACCTTTCAATAAGCTGATATTGATTGATTGAGCCGTGCGTTTGTTCGTTACGGTTACTGACCTTGAAGCATTGCTGTAGATCGATACGTCAAAGGGGTAGCCTTCAAAGTAAGTGACGTGTTTTTTGATATTGTCAGCGGGTAGAAGTATTCTGAAGGTTTCGCTTTCATCGTAAATAGGTCTAAAAAGCTGCTGAACTGCTTTGAGATAGTTCAGATTCAAAGTGTCAGTTTCTGATGCTCCATTGGTTTTAAAAATAGTGATGCTTACTTCGACATCTAAGAATAGCGTGTTATCAGGAAATACATAGTTAGCGGGTGAATCGGGAGCAATAGCATCTATAAACTTGTTTTGATTGATCAAGAGTGTAACCACATCCTTAAGGTTGAAATAGAATTCGCCGTTGTTAGGTGTGATCTCAAACTTGTACTTATCAACCTGAACAACAGAACGTGCAGGGGCACCGCTGTCAGTTCCGAAGCGAATCACGCTATTGTTGTAGGCGTTGAGTACCTGATCTTGCGGTAGAGCTGTGGTGAATACTATTGCCATTACGCTGCCATTTTTTTAAGAAACCCTGTGATTTCTGTTGTGAATGAATCGATATAAAACTCGCTGACTTGATCAATAATGCTTTGTACACGCTCCGGTGTGATCACTGCCTCAACGAGATCAGTACCACCTTGCTTGAAATACTTGGTACCTTCTTTTGCGATCTTGCGAGCGATTAAGAATGCGAGGCTGCTTAGTTTGATCTTGCCTACAAACGGGATCGGCTTATCCAGTATCCATTGGCGTATTGCTGCAATGGGTGGGAATTTGCCCGGCTCTCTACCGTTGACCAGCTGCTCTGTGTAAGGCGCACCGTGAATGGTTGCTTTGAGGCGTTGTACTTCAACCACAAGAGAGCGCTCCCAATTTCCTGATGCTGGCATACCTAGTTCAATATGCTTTGCGATCAAATCCTGTTTGAGTGCTTCAAACTCTTTTTGCAATATGGCTGATTGATTAATCATTTATGAAATTCCATTTATAATTTCTATGAGTAGCTGATTGACCTAAGCAACAACTTGATATTGCTGATTTATGATAACCATTCCTATTTGCCTCACTCAAAGAAGGCCAGACTTTTATTAAATTTCCATTTAGGTCCTTTTGCTCAACATTTTTTGAAATAGAGCTGTTTCTTCTTTTTTTAGCACTTCTCTCGGTACGTGTTCCATAATTTGAATTTTGTAAAGGAGTAGTCCATTCTAAATTTTGAATAGTATTATCCGTTTTTGATTCATTTTTATGATTGACTTGAATTTTGTTTTCAGGATTTGAAATAAATGCTATTGCTACTAATCGATGTATTTTTAAAGTCTTTCTTATTTGATTTTGATCTCTTAAATCAATTGTCAAATAACCATACCTGTCAATTTTTGGTTTTAATATTTTTTCTTTTACCGTTCTAAATCCACCTCTTCCAGATATTACATCACGTTGCAAAGATTTAATTCGCCCAAAATTTGAAACTTGGTACTTATTTTCATAGCCTGATATGTCTTTCCAGATTTCCATTTAGTAAGATTTTAAGTTGAATTGACACGAAATACCATCCGCATTAAAATCAAATACGTTGATCACTTCAATTGCCGTCCAGTTGCTCACATCAAAGTTGCAGCGCAAACTGTTCCACATACTACCGTTGATGATATTTAAAGCAGGCTTGATGAAGGTCAAATACTTTTGCTCGTAACTCATATCAAGATCAGAACGTGTAAGTAGCATAAAGCTTCCGGTGTATCGAATACCATCTGCTTCACGGCTTGTACTCACAGGATCAAGAAAGATTCCTGATTCATTGTCTTCAAAGCTTTCAATCTCATCCTGAAAGAAGTGAAGCACATCGGTCAAGTTTTGATAGTCGCGGCGTGCGTGAATGAACCGCCAACTATTTGCCTGTGCCTGATTATTTAAGAATTCGCGTACATCCATCACTTAGCTTTTGATTTGATTTCTGAATAGTTCTTTTGCACTTCACCCAAGATCTTATTGTGCAGCATCAACGAGAAAACCATATTGTACGGCCACGTTTCAATTTCCTGCGGACTTTTACCATACTGTTGAGCGATCGCAATCAATGTGTTCATCTCTGCAAATACTGACAAGCGTTCTACACCTGCGGCTTGCATATCAGGATCAGGGTTTGATTTGAGCGCGTGGTATTCTTTTTGTATCAGATTTGAGACACTTTCCCGAAGCCATCCCAAAGCGATTAGGAAATCAACCACCGGAGCGTTTAAGAACTGGGAGCGTTTCACTCCAAATACCAGGGTGAACATTTCAAGCAGACCATCAAAGTCAGGCTTTTGTAAATGTTGCTTGAGCGTAGCCACTTGACCGAATTGCAACTCACCAAGGCGCGCAGCTTTGAATTTGCCAAATGTTGGGTGCGGTTTCAAGATAGATTGCAACTGCCAATAGGGAAGGGCAGCTGCTTCATCCAGTCTTAAGAACTCAAGGGTCGATATGTTGTTTAGGTTAAAGATCATCCTGCACTTATTCCTACTCGTGTTGAACGTTTCATTCCCATTACACCATAGCGAGTAGCTGCTAATCCATCAGGCTCGTGACCTTGGGGTTCAGCGATTATATTTCCGTTATGATCCACTTTCCAGAACCAGCTTTCAAAATGCTTGATAAGGTTCTCACTTCGTTTTGTTACGTGGATGTTATATGCTTTCACTTTTTTGATTCCATCAATCACACTACCGGTACCTTTAGCAACTCCTTTGGCATTGTAGCCGTGCTTTTTTAAATCTTTGATTTCGGTAGCGCCTGAACTATCACAGCCAATAGGCCATCCTTTTTTGAAACCAATCTCTTCCATCTTGTCTGATATGCAAAAACGTTCAGCGCCTTTGATTCTTTCAGGCATCAATCCAGTTTCACAAAAGCGTTCATCCAAATACAGATTTGCTTTTGAGGTATAGAGATCAACTAGGAATGTTGGGTCAGGACTTACTCCGAAATCCATTCCACTGGTTTCTTGCTTAACCCCTTTAGGGATTTCATCGATGATGGTGAACTTGTATATTCTGCGATCGGAATATGTTCCGGTGAGACCTAGACCGTAAACCTTGTACCACTCCTCATTGTCTTTTCGCGCTTCGATGAAATCAATCTCACCTTGAGGACAAAACTCATTGTCTCGATAGGTTACGATGATCTTTTCTGATTTGTCACTGGGTTCAATCTTGGTATGGGTCCACGTTTCAAAATCGGGGTTTAAGTCAAAATAGCAGATTTCGGATGTACGTGCTATGTAATGTTCAGCAGCTGCATAGCTTACTTTTGTTGTCTCGTTAACGTAGAGAATATGCCGTCTCTTTGATTTTCCTGCTTGCGGTTTGTGCCCTACAACATAACGAAACTGAATCACGCTTTCACCCCAATAAAGATCCTTAGCAGAAGCGTTGTAGTAGTTGTCAAATTCTAAACCAGTCATTGAAAACATATCTCGATAATCTTTGATGATACCATCTTTCAAGTTTTCAAAAGTGTCCGTTACAACTGTGATTGTTCGCTTCTTTTCATCTGCGTGTTTAAGCAATCTTTGTGCAATTGCCCAGTTCTTACCAGCACCCTGACCACCTTGAATGATGCGCCAAGGTTTGGTCATATCAGCGATTTTAAAATATGTTGTTGTGCCGCCTACCATTACTCTTGAGGTTTTTTGCGGGCATCAAACATCACAAATGCAGGAGCCTGTTTTTGATTATTATCTTTTTCGTAGAAACCAGTGTGACGGTTGATCATTTCAATCGCCTTGGTTTTATCTACAAAGTGCAGCTCCACAGTATCAATAGTTTCAATCACCTTGCCTTTTTTGTCCTTGACTTTTCGGCTAGTGTGTTTGAATTTAGTGATCAATCTGCGGATGTTATCCGGTAGCTGTTTAACCTGAGTAGGTGAGAGCATCAAGGTTTGAGTGATATCGGAGTATGCCCAATTCTCTAACTCTTGAAGCAAAGCCTCGTGTGATGTTCTGAGAGTGTTTTGAGCATCAGCTTGCTTTGATTTTTGGTATTCTAGAACTCGAGGTATTTCGAGGATTTTACGAAACGAAGTATCAGCTGTTGAATCTTTTGCTTTTGGGTAAACCTTTTGATATGCGCGTACACCGTTGAAGCCATTAACGAACCATTCGTCAATCACCAGTTTATACTTTGCAAAGGTCTTCTCAGTCATAATCAATTCAGCGAATATTCACAACAAAAGTAATATAATATATTAGTTTTTTGTGAGAATTTTTAAATCTGTGCCGAGCATTTCATAATTCTTTGCGGTGTAGCGCAACACTTTCCAGCCTTCCAGCGTAGCAAGATTGTACTTGATGCAGTCTTTCACATAGCCGTTGATTGTCGTGTGCCCACTCTTTTCGCTGAAGATTCCTTCATACTCGATGGCGATCTTGAGATCAGGTATTGCCCAGTCAAATCGAAACTTGCGATCGGCACTGAATTGCAATTCGCGAACGTATGCCGGGATGCTGCCTTCTTTGTTCAATGCCCATAGCACGAGTTCGATGCTTCGTTTTTCAACGCTGATCTTTTCTACTTTGGTACGTTTGGGTTGTTGATCAAGATCTGTTTTGATTCCTTTGGCTTCGAGTTGTCTCAGCACGGTGGCGTTCCATTTTTTCATAGTGATTGAGTATTCAAGGATTACTTGATAACTGAAAAGCTAACTAAGCATATCACCCATTAAAACGGGTTGATATACGACTGTTATGCACAAGTGGCTACATCCGTTTCATTCTTCAACTTTAGCCCTAATTCATCAGGGTTTAAGTAAAAAACAGGTGCTCTAAATCCGCAAGCACACCAAACACCATATACATCTTGGTATCCTTCTGGACCGTGAAGTTCGTGTCCGCTTTCTTTTTCCAAATGCGAGTAAGGACATTCGTATTTGCTGTAATCTGCCTTGTTTTTCATAGTTCTCGTTTTTAAACCGCCACCAGATGCATAACAGCACCTATAAAAAATAGCGGGGTTGTTGTTAATATTTAAGTTCGTGTTTCAATTTTACTTTGTTTCGGTTTGATGTGTTTGTGCTTTTTATCCGCTACTTTTCATAGCTGCATCACGTTAGCTAAAACGGTAATTCATCTTCGTCGTTGTTGTCCGGTTGATACTCCGGTTCATCAAAAGCTTCTGATGGTGTGGCAGGGGGTAAGGGTGCAGGTGATTCAGGAAACTCTTGCAAGTCGTGAAACTGCATATACTTCAAACGCGTTCCTACAATGCAAGAAAAAACAGGAGCGTTTCGAAGTTTAGCAAAGTTTATTTCAGCTTGATCTGCAGTTGGTGACCTTTGATCATCGTCCCAAGTATCAACTTTGTAATATTCAGGTCTAAGCAAAAACATTACAGCATCAGCATCTTGTTCAATCGATCCTGATTCTCTCAAATCTGAAAGCATTGGTCTTTTCATCCCTCCACGTGTTTCAACTGCTCGTGATAATTGAGCCAAAGCCATTATCGGAATCTCAAGTTCTTTTGCTATTGCTTTTAAACTTCTCGATATTTCGCTTATCTCTTGTTCGCGATTTCCTTTACTCGATTTTCCAACTGTCATCAGCTGCAGGTAATCAACGAAGATCATTTCGATATTGTTTTCACGTTTCCACTTAGAAGCTTGAAGTTTTAATTCAAGTGTTGAAATTGCTGCTTGATCGTGAATGTATATCGGAAGTTTATCGAATTCTAAACCTTTTCGATTTAAAATTGAAACCTCTTCTTCGTTCAGTTTGTTCCGGCTTATTTTGCTGGTATCAATTTCACAATAATTTGACATCATCCTTCCGAGAAGCTGAGTGTCTGACATCTCAAGAGAAAATATACCTACAGGTTTTC